ATTCCTTTTTATATACTCTAGATAGTTGCTAACCACCCAGGCATCGTTCAAAATAAATAGAATGTCAAATTTATCGCTATTAAGAAGAGCTGCTAAACGATCTTCTCCGTATATCCTTCCTCCAGTAGATGCTGGAAAAATTGGAAAGTCATACTTATGCGGATCTCCTCTATAGTTGACTCCTAATCCTACAATATGATATTTATCTGTTAAGTGCTCTATTATAGCATGAGATACTCGTCCAAACCCCGTCTCAACTACGAGGTCTCCAACCCATAAAACTTTTGGTTTATTTGCCACCATGAATTACTCCTTTATTTCCTAATCTTCCTATTCCTCTGTAGATGGGTGAGCAATTCTTAACGCCTGTGATAACCTCTTAGTAGGCGGAAGAATGTATAATTTAAGCTCTTCCCAGTCCATACCAATCCCAAACTGCTTAGCTCTGCTTCCCTCTATATTAGATACAGCGATTTCTGCATCTTTCCAACTTCCGGTATTCCAAGAGTTAGCTTCCAATTGTCCAGACTTTATGAGGATGGACGCCATTAAGATTAACGGCCTCTCGTCTCTATCCTGTATTACATTTGGCTCTACATATAGAAAATCTGAATCTGTGCTTCTAGATACTGCGTAAGTAGTTGAATCTACTAAATATCGGTCTCCCCACCACCTCTGTAACGCCTTTACTCCAGATACTAGAGCAACTCTTAGCCATCCATCTATATACCTATATGTAAGAGGATCTGTATCTCCTAAATGAAGCCTTAGATCCGGTAGAAGGTAATCTAAATTTATAGGTACGTCAATGGTCATTATAACTCCACAGTTGTTGAATTGGGAAGTGGTTTAAATTCGTTTGCTTGTACCTCAGAGAGTCTTGCATCAATAGCTTTCATAAGTTTCTCTGATTTCTCCATATCTTGAGCTAGATTTTTGATCCGGTAGATAACTGCAATCGAGTTTGTGCTATTAAGCGCGCTCTGTAAAGAAAAGAACTTACTGTTGATAAGAGTTTGCAACTCTTCATCAGTGAATTCCTCTATAGTTTTCTCCCTAACCTCTGCCTTTCTAGTTTTGGGTATAATGGTACCAGTCTCAAGAAATCTTTTATTTTTGCTTCTAAAATAAAAATCCTCTTCTGGAGACCACGTATCTACTATACAGGATTCATCGTTCTTTCTTGGGTTACCCTCTAAAATTAAGCCTACTGGCTGGTTCTCAAATGAATCCCACACCGTTACATATACCTTTCCTAGAATAGTCTTGGTATAGGATGCTACTGGAGTAGCTCCGTGCATCGCGCCTACAATATTTCTATCCTGAGTTTCCATTATTTATCCTTTAATATTCCTTTGTAGTTGGGTGGGTAAGTTTATACTTACCCACCCGTTTTATTTTTCTAATACTCAATTATTAGGTAATGTGGATAACGTGAATCCCTTCCGCATTTGTTAGCAGCATACCGAACTGTTGATACAATTCTAAATACCACTGAGGAGGAGTAGGATTCATATCTGACCATTGTTTGGTCTTTACATCTCCGTAAGTAATAAACTCTCCAACGTTATGTCCTATGACAAGAATTCTGTCGGTAGGTAGAAGTGCGTTATGATCTTCTGGGTTATCATATTGCTGAGTTAATGCGATCAATGGTGCTCCGTAATACTTTCCGAGCCAACCTGTTGCCATTATCTCTCTGATATTATCAGGTACTCCCTGTTCCCCACCCGCACCATCTGTCCAACCAGCACCAAAAGTGGTAACTGGAGTTAATGCAGCACGAGTTCCAACTACAGCCTTTACACCACCAGTTGTCTGGTTTATTTGATCTATAGCATTTCTAAGAGTTGCTGCGTTAACTGCTGTAGCAATCTCTGTATAGTTAGTAGGTGTATTAACCGCTGTCCAAACCGTAGTAAGGGCAGTGAACACCTTGTTCATATAGTAGTCGCGTAGTTTCGCTAGCATTTCAGCTCTCATACTGTCGAGAGTTCCAAGCTCACCAGATTCTATTTCCCATTCATTAGCCGTAACCTTTACGTCAGCTCCGTCTAAGACGTAGTTGATTCTATCCGCTACAACTATTTCATTAGATAGGTGGATAGCACCAGCAACTAAAGTACGAACCTTAATTCCCTTGCGTAATTTCTTCACTAGGCTATCTCCAGGGGCCAAACTTCTAGAGTTTAGCAGCATACTAACAAAATCTACTGCAATATGCTCTGGTTGTATCCACTCAGTAATTATCTGAGCAATAGCATCGCGTTTCCCCTCCCTTACTAGGGATGCGTATGCTTCCTTTAACTGTCTTTCATCCATGTTTTTGTAAATCCTCCGAGAACTATCTCAACGTTCTGATTGTCAGAGCGCCGGTAGTTGAATCGTATTCTCTAGTTTCAGCGATTACGTTTGCGTCATTTTCTGCATGATACTTAGGCATACCAGCGTAAGCTGCGCCATCAGTGGCTGTATCAGCTATGCAGATGTTAGCACCAATAATTCTGATGTCCGCACTATCTATATAGCAACCAGAGTATACCGTAAACGTTCCCTCTGTGTAAGCAAGCGATGAAACACCAGAAGGTATTGTCAAACAGTTCTGATTACCTGGCGGTGTTAAATACACCTCAACATCAATTGGGCCTTCGCCATCAGTAGAGCTCCATCCACCACGCTCACTCCAATCTGGACTTTGATGCGGTGCTGTAACAACAAACGGTGTTGCTCTATTGTCAACTTTCCATGTTAATATGAATCTGGCTTTAGTAGCCTCATCATGAGTATCTGGCAACTTTACGCCAGGTAAATCTACCTCACTTCCAAAATCCTGATCGAAGTGGTGGTGTGTTAAAAGTACAAAACGTCCCTCTACAATGTCCTCAGTGGGCATAACGCCTAGAACTTGTTGAAACGAATTAATTTCCATGTTATAAAATTCTCCTACTTAGTATTATTTCTTTCGCGTAAAGCGGAAGTAATGTCTGTGATGGTTGAAAGTCCTCTATCTCCAGCAAGATTGGGTACTGTGGGTCTCTTAACAGAGGCCTCACCATCTCCACCTTCGCTCTTGAAGGCTACCATTTCTTGTAGCATAAAATCAAGGGCATTCTCATCCATAACAAGAAGCTTATCAGCATTTTCTTCAAAATACTCATCAGCTTTAACAAGCTTTACGGCTTCAAATTTAGCCTTAATCGCGTCAAGTTTTACTTGTCTCTCCGCCACTTTATCTACTTCTAGTTTGAACTCACGCAGAGGCTCAACCTCTTCCTGTAAGGTCTTTAGATTAGTATCAGCAAGATCAAACTTCTCTTGCACAGCAACTAACTCTGTTTCTTTAGTGGCTAACTTATCATTAGCTACGGCTAGTTTAGCCTCAAGATCGGTAATCTTGCCCTCTAGTTCTTTAGTTTCCAATTTATTTTCCTCCGAATTTACATCCTCAAACTCATCGAGTAACTCTTTCACACTAGCATCAGCATTTACGACTATATCTAGTCTCTGTACTTGATGTCTAATAGTCTTGAGAGTATTCTGTGAGAGAGGAGCATTAGCTATTTCTTCTAGAACTGTAGGAAAGCGACTAGGATCAATCTTTCCTGAATCATCTCTAATAGCAAAATAGCGAGTCCCATCTCGTTCAATATGTAAGAAGCTAGTATCTGGAAGTTTCTCGATATAAGCGGGACTCCACTTCTTCGCAGCTACAGCTAATAATTGTGTTCTTCCAGCGTATGCTGGCAGTCCTACTATGGTGGCAGCTTTTAAAGCTACGTCTAACAGATCTTCTACACCATTAACAAATGCATGATCTCCGAATAAGATCTCCCAAGAAACATTTACAGGTCTCTTGGATTTGATCATATCTTTAATCATCTCCACATCCTCAGTTCTTTCGTGATTCCAGAGCGCCGCTAAAGCTATAATTTTATTGCCCTCTTTAACGAGGTTAGTTATAACTCCGAGGGGTTTAGAATCCTCATGTCCGTCCTTTATCTCAGCTAAAGCCATCTTAACTGGTTTAAATAAACCGGTTTTTATGAGGTTATCAAATTCCTCTATCGGGACTCTCTGTTTATTCTCATTGGGTTTGTCGTCCGTAAGAATAAACTTAGCCCATGTTATTACCTGATCTGTAGCTATTGTAGATGCGGAAGCCTCCCCAAACTGCAATTCCACATCCTCTTTACTTATCAATTCTAACACATCATTTATCTCAGTGTCAATTTTAGTTGCTTTTGATTTCATTAAAATCTCCCAAATTACTCACTATTAGGTGGTACTACTGGTTTAGTTTCAGAAACACCTTTCGGTGCAACAGCTCCTCCAGTTCCTCCAGCCCCTCCAACAGGAGTTCTGCTAAATGGCTGCTGGCCAAACTCAGATAAACCAAGTTTCTTAATAAGAGCTTCCTCTGTCTCAAGTCTTCCCGCCTCTTCCTCAAAATCGTATCCAAGATATTCTGCTACAGATCCTCTGCTAACTCCAGACATATTGTATAGTTTTTCCAAGCTGGTCATAAAGTCTGTAAAGGAATGTAGATTTAGAGCCTTAAACTTAACTGTTGGAACTTTAAAGTTGTTCTCTTCAGCTACTGTTTTGCATATATCTTTGATTACTTTAAGAATCTTTCGTCTTATACTCTCCATAGTCTTTACTGGAGATAATATTGCTACCTCTGGATCAGATGATCCAGATCTTGCAGACTCACCAGTTATTAATATTCTGGGGAATCCAAGACCGAATAAGATCTCTTCATTTATACTATCGTATCTCTGGCTCTCGGTAAGAAGTTCTGTGTCAGGAAATATCCAACTAATATCTACAGTGTGGTTGGTAATGAGCTGGAAGATTCTTTCTAAGTTTTGATCAGATTGAAACCTCAGCATAAGCTGAGATCTCAGGTCTGTAAATACAGCCTTATCTTCATCCGAGCTAGTTACTGGAAACTCATCAGACCCAACTTTAATGTGCATTATGGCACTGATAACCTTATCCATAATAGAGTAATCCATTCGTCTCATCCTTCTTTTATGTTGAAGGGCGTCTAGAGATGATTCTATATATGGAATTGGGTACGGACAATCTGCAAGGTACTTTCGTCTTATTATCAATTCATTGTTAATAAGAACCTTCTTTTCTCCAGCTACAACTTGCTTTACAAAGTCCGGGTAATAGGTCTTTAGGTTATCAAATAGAGCTTTATCCTCTCCGCCATCTGAGTACTTTCCTCCTGATTTTATGAATTGTATCATATCATCTGGTATAATTACAAAGTAGGATGGTGAATCTGACATTACAGATGAATTTATTTGTATTGATTTGGGATCTCTAACCCACATGCTAATCGGGAAGATTAGCTTTGAGTATTTCTTTATCCCCAACTCAAATATTTCGTCCTTCTCTACTGGCCCGTACCCTATTTCTGGAACTACGAGTCCTGATAATAACAACTCCTGTGCTATAGTCTCAGAGAACTCTAATAGTCTAGGTTTCAATGCTAGAAATACTCTAAACTCATTCTCTGATAAACCAGTCTTTGATATAATTATATCATTAATCCCAATTTCGACTAATTTATTGATTACGGTAGAAACAACCGGCTCAGTCTTATAAAAAAACCTGCACAGAGTTACTACCTCATTGTACGCCGCCTTATCTACTACTTTAGTAGAAAAGGTTTTAGCATCTTTCCACACATTAGTACTAGCCGCTTGAGCCGCCATAGACGCCTCAGCACCAAGTAATTTCTGTGGAATTTCTACTTCTTTTGTTTTAGTTTTCATTTAATATATCCAGGCTGGTCTCATTAGAGGTTCCCTCTTAATAAGTACCATACCATTTGTTAAGTGATACGCTCCTATACAGCATAAGAGCGCCGCTGTAAAGTGATCATCCCCCCTCTTACCACCCTTATCCGTAAGAGTTTTATAAGTTATATCTCCGCTTGGACTCTTACTATACGTCATCCTCTCCAGTTCAGTAATCATGTCTGTATCTGTACTAGAGTATATGATTTTATGATTATTTGAGTAGTCCTGCAGTATTGATACTGCAAATGGCTTAGTCTTTGATTTTATTTCAGACCCGTCAGGAGCTAGTCCTATAACAACACTTGATGAAAAATCAATAGATATTAGCCGCTTATTGTACTGCTTACTAGTATATTCTTTATCTTGAGTTAGATGCTGCCTAACTGACTTACCAGCATTTCCCTCGTCTATTCCTATAAGTTGTGGAGTAAATTTGGTATCCAACATATCTATAATCTTCTCCTGAATCGGATAAGATACCTTAGATAACTTTATTCTTCCATGAAATTTGATTCTATCATTAGAATCCAAATACATTATAACTATCGCTGACGGTTCCGTGTATCCCAAATCTATCCCCATCAGCACCCCATACTCCCTAGCTCTAATAGCTGGAAATGCTGCTATCTTAACGAGTGCCTCGTCCAAATTCTCAGATAGTTTTATACCATCAATGTCTAATTTCAGTACTGGGTATGGGTCAATTTGCAATAAATTTCTATCGAATAGAGCGAATACTGGCTTTCCATGAAGTCCTAAAACATAGTGAATATAGTCATCGGTATCAACCCCACCATACTGTATTACAAAACCTTCTATTGCTTCTGGTGTAACTCTGGGATTATCGTGAGCAGACAACCTGTGCTTAGTAAAACCGTCATTTTCTTGATCTGCCATGTAGAGGACATTGCCCTCTCTAAGTCCCGTTGGTACTCCTGCAACAACCTCTCTAAATCCAGGTGTCCATACATTCAGTGACGGCTGCATCTCTTGGAATGCTGGCAAAGGAAAATACCCGGCCTCATCCGTTAGAATTATGGGAGTATGCAAACCAATAAGATTTGCACCGGTACCAGATTGTCCGGCTATACGACACAATAAAGATGCATGATTCAGCAGAGTTATTTTATAATCAGAGCTGTTGATACCAGCTCCCTTATCTATAAAATTCTTCAAAAATGAGTTTGATCTAAACTGTCGAACTATGTTTGTAAAGACCGGTTCTAGATGTACCTTACTAGGTACTGCATATAAAATATAGTCCTCTGGAAATACTCTAAAGATGAGCATCCATATTACTATGGATGATAAACTTACCGTTTTTCCAGTAGCCCTTGCCGTACAAATAGATACATGATCATGAAAATCGCATATCATTTCTTTCTGATATGACGTAAAACTAAACTCCTCGTCTAACCCATCAATCTTATCTACATTATAAATAAATTCCGGACAAAACACCGGATGACGGAGTACCTCAAACAATGCCATTTCATCTTGTGATGGTTTTACTTTGATTGCCAATTGTTAGGTGCTCCCCAGATTTTCATTAAGTAGTACCATAAACTTATCAATAAATAAATCATTGCGCCAGTCTACCCTCATCCTATCTATTCCAGGAAGTGTGGATGTACTTAGTTGCATATAATCTTGCTCTGGATAGTAGCTAATGTAGTCTCTCATATGCCGAAACGTATTGCAGCTTGTTATAGCAATTCCTCTACCAGCAGCTATAGCTTGATCTGTGGCGGCTCCAAGTCCAGGTAACTCTCTATAGTACGGAAATACATTCAGAGTGTTCTGAGAACACCACCGTATAAGGTCGTACTTTGACATATAATCATTTGTAATTCTAAGGTCAACATTTTTATCTCTAAA